GTTGCACACCAAGAATGTCAAACGCCATCAGGTTTGGCATTGTCCGGCGAATCATAGAAATCATCACTGGGTCTGCATATCTTAGATTGCCAGCATCAGCACCAGTAGGTGCAATGTTCGCAGGTGCTTCGTTGAGCATTGTAGAATTGCCAAGAGCATTTTCTTTACGAATGGCTTGTTCTGTATTTTCCAAAAGAATAGCAGTTACATTTTTTCTGTAATTGTCTGCGATTGGAGTTTGGTCTTCGTGATCGAGTACTGGAGCCCACTTTTCTTTCAGGCCTTGTACAAAATTTTCATTTAAATCGTGCATGTTTTTATCTCCTTAGTAGATTTTATATGTTATCATTTATTATTTATAAAAATTTAATCTTTAGGTTTATTCAAGGCATGTGCGTACACATCCATGATACTCCTAGGCGATTGAACTTTATTTTCCTCTTGAACCACTGGCGAATCTTCTACCGAAGTTTCTAATGCACTTTCATCAAGAATACCGCTTTCAACGCTTGTCTCAGACGGAAAATAATTATCTTTAATCAATGTGATTTTTTTAGTCATATCATCAGTGTTATCGAATTCAACATTTTCACTCAAATTTCTAATTTTATCAACTTGGGTGTCTGTGAGTCCTTCGGTAACATTCATTAATACGATGTCTTTTTCCAATTCAACCAATCTTTTGTTCAGTTGAATATTCTTTTCAAATTGCTCATTCAACTCAGATTCTTTCGAATCGAGAGTTTCAAGAGCTTCACTATACAGGTCTAGTTTCTCTTCTGGGAGTTCGATATAGTTTTCTTCGAAAACACCTTTGATACCAGACATGAAATTTTCCATAATCTCCATTTTGAGACCTGCTTCAATTGCGAGTTTATTTTCTGTGATATATTCACTCGCAACATAGGAAAGATACTCATCAACTTTTTCAGACAATTCTTGTCTAATTTCTACAACATGTGATTCGATGTCGCTTTCGTATGTTGAATAAATGTCTTCGATTTTTTCATTGACTTTATTAACTACAGCGGCTTCAAAAATTGTTTTAACTTGTTCTTGATACTCTTCCGACAAATCTTGACCATTCAACATGGCATCAATGTCTTCTTGTACGTCAAGATCTTCTGAGGTAATCTGGTGATCGGATACTGATGTTTCAGTTTCAAGAATTTCTTCTAGATCTTCGTCGATTTCATCAGTTTCAATTTCTTCGTCCAAATCAGTTTCAACAGCCTCATCGTCATCAGAAGCTTCTTCTACTTCTTCTGATTCAACGATTGATTCTACATCGTCAGAATCATCAATATCTGTATCTGTTGTTTCCACAATTTCTTCTTCGGAAATTGCTTCATCTTGTACAAGATCTGTATTTTCTAAATCTGTCATTTTTATGTCTCCTAGTGAGTTTAATTTATATTTATTTATAATATTTACAATTTCGACATGAAATCTTCGAAAAGATCAATTTTCAATTTCTCAGTCTCAATTCTTTTTTTATTATCTAAGGAATATTTATACTGAGAAACTTGACTCTCTTTCATAATTCCGTTATCCCATACCCATTCTTTACCTTCCATAATCCCGTTGACAAACGCATCTGGAGCACTTGGGTCTGCAACAATGTCTGCTGCGGTGGCAAGATAGAAGTCGTCTTGGACGATATTTTTACCGCCGGACTCTTTTACACTGCCCATACCTCTAGAAGAAACACCTAATGATGCACCTTCTTGAATAAGATTTTTAACAATTTTTCCATAAGGAGTCTCTGTCATAATCTTTGCTTTACCGACATAATTATTACCCTCTTTTTTAAGAGACTTAATCATGTGGGAGACTCTTTCTAAATTAATCGACGGCCCTTCAGGATGTCCGAGTTCGCCAAATGCACGATTTTTTTGGACATACTTTTCGTTATATCTTTCGACTTCCTTATCCATTATTTCTGATGGATACTCACGGCCATTTCTATTTTTGATATTGGACTGTAGGAAAACGCCTTCAATAAAGAGTTCTTTTCCTTTAGATTCTACAATCAAATCCTCGAATACTTCTGTTATAAGTTTCATTAGATTCCCGTCCTCTTATTCATAGACCTTTGTCTTTTGACATTTGCCATAGACCGTTTGCCTTTTGATTTCCGAGCACTTCTTGTATTTCTAATGCTCATTTTTTTAAGTTCAGTGGGAGAAATTCTAACCTCTCTGCCATTTTTGACAGTCCACCCCTTACCCTTTTTGGAAGAGACTTTAGCTCTTTGAATTTTGCCCTTACGAACTCGGCGTTTCATTCTTATTGCTTCATCTAAAGATTCATCACAAAATTCTCCGAATGTTAGCATTTCTAATATCCTTTCTAATTTTCCGATTAATCTTCGTCGGATTCGGTTTCTAAATCATCTTCATCATATTCTTCAATATCATCATCGTCATCATCTATAATAGACTGTGAAATATCAGTTGTCATATTTTCCAATTCATCTGATATTTTATTATTAAGAACATTTTGAATCGTTTTCGCTGCGTCAGAAGTGTTTCCTAATACAGCTGCATCAACAATGTCTAAATATGGATTATTTATAATATTTTCGTCTGTCATCTCAATTCCTTCATTTTTTTATCTAAAATTACCGTCTTCTTCTTCATCTGGTTTGAATACTGGATCTTTCTTTTCAGATGTTATTTCTTTTTTCATTGCATTGACTTCTTCTTCTGAGAATTTGAGAAGATTTAACATTACCCATTTATTTGAATAATATCTACCTACATAATCACTCATATTAGATAATAAATCTATTCTACCAGCCAACATCTCTTGATTTTTAACTTCTGCATGATACGAGTCTTGAGTAAAATCAAAAATTAAATTTTGAGAAATACTCGACCAATCTTCAGGAGCAATAATTTCTTTCAATATGAGTTGTTTTTTGAGCAAATCTAAAAACAATAAGTTAAACTGTTTTCTCAGTCTTACAATGAATCTGTAAAATTTATATTCATCTCTTGAAATTTCTGTAGCCCTGCCAAGCTGCATACCAGCATCTTGTTCTAACCTAGAAATGGGTACATTTAACGACTTGTATAATTTCTTTTGAAAGTATATAACATCGTCCATTTCGCCCAGATTTGATCCGCCTGGCAAAGTTTCAATCTCTGTACCCCTACCACCTTCACGGCGTGGAAACCAGAAATCTTCTAACATAGACATGTGCCGTCTATCGTCCTTTACTTCACCTGTGCTTGCATCATATGCGACTTTATTTTTATACTTATTCATAATGTCGCCGATATACTGTTCAGCCTTGAGTTTCGGGAGGTTTCCGACATCAATATAAAATACTCTGCGTTCAGGTGCGCGTGTCCATCTGTATATCACGACAGAATCTTCTACCATTTTAAGTTGATTGAGGGATTTGATTGCTTTATGCAAATGTCCAATGACATGATTTTTTCGACTATCTTTCAAGCCAGAAGTTACATGTGCAATTGCATCTATCGAAATTGGAATACCGGACTGCTTATCTACAGTTCCTAATCCCTTTTCGTTGTAAAGATAAAATTCTTTGACACCTTTAACAAGATTATTTTTATTTTTATCCATGCCTTTTTCGACATGTTTAACTTTTTTAATTCTTCTTGGATCGATTTTTCTTAATTCTTTGATGCCATCTTTGGGTTTGTTTTGATCGATAATGATATGATAGTAAATCCTACCATCTACATACCAGCTTTTGAAAATATCATATCCATTTCTATTGAAATTCAATAGACTCAACACAGAATTAAATTCGTCTACTACTTTTTTCTTAATCGGTTCTGATAAATCTAAATTTTTTGTGAGAAGTTTTACTGGAGCATCATCAGCTTCGTTGACAATAGCTTCTGAAACAATATCATCAATCGCAATTTCAACTTCTGGATTGATAGACATATCTCTATATCTGTCAATAAGTTCAGAATCACTTTTTGCACCACCATCTAAATCCAATGATGTCGAATAAAAATTACTAGAAACTGTAAGGTTGCCATCGTCATTCGCACTCTCAGCGGGCACGAATGACTTTAGCTCTTTAGTTTCTTCATTAGTTTTTAAAAGGGTAAACCCAAATAATTTAACTTCCATACTATATCCTGTCTATCAGACTATTAGCTAACGCCGATTTGGGCGTTCGCGTCTTGGTGTTGCCAATAATCATAAGCAAATGTCACTGTAAATTCTTCAATAGAGTCGTTAGTATCCCAACCAAGTTCGATTGTGCTGATTTCTGTGGGGAAAAGTCCCATGAATTTATACTCTGCAATCGGCAACGCAGTTGAAGATTTTCCAAAATGTTGGACAATAGCTTCAGCTTTATAACTTTGAGCAGGAGCTCCCAAATCATTTCCTACATGAGAATTTATTGTTTCCATCCATTTTTCTAATGCATTTCTAATTCCAAAATTTTCTCTATTGAAAATGGTAACAGTCCAAGGTTCGAATGTTCTATTGCCGGCAACTCTAATTTGTCTACCGAAATATGGAACGTCAACCTGTGCGATAGTCGCAGAAGGGATTTGCGCTGCTTTTACTTCAAATTGTCCGCCGTTAGGAATTACTATTCCATTCGGAGCCGTAATCATAACAGAGAAAAGATTCGGACGAGCACCCCCGTCCGAAAAGTTTGATTTAAATGTGTCTACATTAAATGCCATTTTTGTTTATCTCCTAATTGTTTATTTTTATTTATATTAAACTACACCAACGATTTCATCAAAACTTACACCTGTGCGTACTGCAACAAAGTTGAGTTGGATAAAGTTGATAGAACGTGCTGGTTGAATGAAGATATCGCCGACAAATTGATTGGAATCAATGACATTCGTTGTGTTATTTGTACTATCACAAACTACTTTAAAGTCATAAATACCACGTCTACCTTTAATGTCCCGTAAGAATGGTTCAATCAATGATGTAAACTGTGCGCGTGTAAATTCATCGTTAAATTCAAACAATGTGAATTTTGCAGCAGTTGCAATAGATTTTTCAAGAACAATAAACAATCTTCTGACATTGATTCTATCAAAAGCAGATGGTTTCATTGTAAATGTTTTATCGCCGAAAAGAACAGTACCTTGTCCAGCAAAATTGACTACTGGATTGATTGCATCTTTATATAGAGCATCGCGAGCACTCTTAGTCTGTTCCATCATAGTTTTTACAACACCTTTGTAGACACCACGATTGAAACCGGCAGGAGAGAACCATGCATCCCTGTCAACTTCACTTCTTACCATCAAACCTGCTGTATCGCCATTGAAAGGTACATATCTGAATTTGTTGTTATACTTATCAGACATATATTTGTAGTTAGAGTCTGCAAATGCATAATTACTCTTCGCCACTGTACCATAGAAAGTTCTAGTGTGTGTAGTTCCACCAGCGGATTTATCTGAAAGTACAACAGACTCAGTTGGAGAAATACATGCGATACAGTCTTTTCTAGTCGCAGCAATATTAATGATATGATTTACCATGCCAGCTGGACTTTCTGAAAGATCAGCACTTTCACCTTGCATCAAAAACGAAACATCCACAGTTTCGGTGTCGGAATATAGAGTAAACCCAGATTCAAAATTGCCTTGCTGTGGCGCCT